TTTTACTATGTGGGCGTCAATCAGGCAAAACAACTGCAGCCTCAATTAAGTTTGGTGAGAGAGCAGCAAAAAAGCCTCATTCTACAATATTAATGATTGCATTTACAGAAAAACAAGCATATAACTTATTTTTTAAGACCTTAATGTATTTAGAAGCTACTCACCCTTATATGATTGTTAAAAAAGGAAAAGATAAACCAACACAGCACAGAATTAATTTAAAGAATGGCTCTAAGATTTTATGCTATGCAGCAGGATTAACAGGTATGGGATTAGTTGGCTATACTATTACTGATTTAGTTGTTGATGAGGCGGCTTCTATGAACAGACAAATTTTTACTTTATTAACTCCGACCTTATCAGTTACAGGCGGAAGTATTAACTTATTAAGCACTCCGAGGGGGAAAGAGGGGTACTATTACGAGTGTTCGCAAAGAAAAGACTTTAATAAGTTTTATGTGAGTGCTGAGGATTGCCCAAGACACTCAAAAGACTTCCTGGAAGCGGAAAAGAGCCGTATGTCTGAGTTAGAGTATGCCCAAGAGTATATGGCTCAATTCTTAGACGATTTAAAGAGATTATACCCTGATGAGCTCTTAAATGAGTGTTGTGTAGGCAAAAGAGGGGATTTCAAGCCAGGTAGATATTACTTTGGGGCTGATATTGCGGGATTAGGTGAAGATGTCACAACATACGAGATAATTAATAAGATTTCAAATGACAAATACATACAAGTTGAAAATATTGTCGAAAGAAAGACTTTAACAAATAAAATATCAGATAAAATAATACAATTAAATAAAACTTACAAATTTAGAAAGATAGGGATTGATGACGGCGGGGTGGGGTTTGGGGTTTGGTGTGAGTTAATTAACGAGAGCACAACAAAAAAAAGAACAATAGCATTAAATAATTCAAAGAGAAGCACAGACAAAGACGACACAAGTTCTACAAAATTAATGAAAGAGGTTATGTATTTTAATTTAAAAGCATTAATGGAGCATAAAAGAATTACTTTATTAAATGATAGCGAGTTAATAGATAGTTTAAAGTCTATTCAGTGGGAGTATGTTATTAAAGAGGGGCAGAAGACAAGATTAAGGATTTTTGGGCGAAATTCGCACATTGTTGAGGGAATTATACGAGCTTGTTGGCTTGCTTCACAAGACAAAGTTTTAAATATATGGGCTGCATAACTAAAATATGGATTTTAATAAAAAATACGCTCCAGAAAGTGAAAAAACAAAACCAGAGCATAAAGATAAAAAGATTATTGGTGATGAAGCCTACGCTATCGGCGAGGTTATACAGGAATTAATAAATACTTTTATTAGGCGGTTTTAATGTCATTTACATTATGCACAAGCGGGGCAGCGATAGCAAAAGCAGGAGCGTCAGCAAGTGCTACTGCAATAGCAAGCGCGGCTTTATTAACAGAATGGAGTGATGAGGCTGAGGGGTGGGTTTGTATGAAAACCCGAAAGGATTGGGTCACTGACTATCCAACAGGAGTTTTAACAGGAGTTTTAGCAGACCTTACAAGTGATTTAATCGCTATGAAAATTATTAATTATGATATGAGCGGATATACTCAATTAAGCGAGGCTCAGACTATGCTTAATGTTTTAAAAGATAATTCAGACACATTAATTAAAGATTTAAGAGAGGATAGTTTTCAAAAACTAAATAAATAATGGGAATTAATAACACTTATCAAGCAGGCTCTCCAGGAGCAATAGCAAGTTATGATTATACTGATTTAGATAGCGGTACAGGGATAGTGACTTATAACGGGGGGGTGAGTGAGGCGTCGGGGGCTTCTGTTAAATATTTAGATAAAAATGTTTTTGATTGTGGGACACAGGTTTTAACAGGGGGAGATTATACTCGTTCAAATATGAACACAGCACAAACTTTTTCTTTGTCAGCTTTTAATCTTCCTAAAGTAATTAAAGGCAATTTCTATACAAGTTTTACAACTGCATACGACAATACAAATGATTGTTCGTGGTGGGTCTTTATTGAAGTTTTACAGAACTCTGATGTTATTGCGAGCGAGTATTCAGAAACTTATGCAGATACAGTAGACGCGATAAGAACTCATTTAGTTAAAATAGCAATCCCACAGACAAAATATAAAAAGGGTGATGTATTTAGCGTAAGATATACTGCAATAAAAGTTACAGGCTCGTCGGTGATTTATTTACATCACGACCCTACAAATAGAGATTACGGAGGCACTCCCGGAATAACAGCGTCGACAAATCCTACAAGATTAAAAATATATATCCCGTTCAAAATAAACTTATAAAATGCCAACATTAGATATTTCAAGAGCAAAAGCAAGCGATATGAGTAATCTTATTGAAAATGTTGTTGTGCCTACAAAAACAACAGACGGGATAAGCGACCAAAAAGAGACAATTTATACAAATACTAAGTGGTCTACGTGGTGGGGCTATTTTAACGCGATTGCAGACCTACAGAGTGCACTTTTAATGAAGTCTATATGGAATGTAGGCAAAGGTTATGAAACAGACAACGCAACAAAACCTATTTTAGATAATATTACAGGTAGTGGGATAGACACTTTCGAGGATATTTTATTTAATATGGACGTTATTAGAAATGTTGGCGGTGATAGTTACGCAGAGATAGTAAGAAATGATAGCGGGGTTTTAGTTAATCTTAAACCCTTAGACCCTGGAAGCATAAGGATTGTTTATAACAGAAGCGGAATAATCACAAGATACGAGCAGACTTCTAAGACCTTTGGAACAGATATTAAAAAGTTTAAACCCGAGGAGATATTTCATTTATCTTGTAATAGATTAGCTGACCAAATACACGGAATAAGCAGGATTGAGGCAATAGAAGATACAATTATCGCAGACAACGAGAACTTTGTAGATTTAAAAAAGTTAATGCATAATCAAGTTAAGCCTTTTATTCTTTGGAAGTTAAAAACTGATGACCCTGTTAAAATACAGGAGATTGTCAGCAAGATAGATAACGCGAGAAATTTGGGCGAGGATATGTTTATACCCGATGATGATGACGCAGTTAGTTATGAGATTGTGCAAGTTAATATTACTGACGCTGTTTTTAGGTGGAGAGAAGATATAAGAAATAAGTTTTATAGAACTTTTGGTTTACCTCTTGTTATTTTTGGAAGTGGGGGGTCTACAGAGAGCGGGGGAAAAATGGAAATGTTCGCTCACGAAACTTTATTTAAAGCAGAACAAAGATATATCGAGCGTCAAGTATGGGCTCAATTAGCCTTAAGAATTACATTAAACTCTCCTGTGGGGCTATCTCAGAACTTAATGGCTGACGAAGCAAAAGACGGAGCACAGGGCTTAGAAGTGCAACCACAAGATACAAATATAAATGGCTAAAAGAAAACCACAATTAAGCCGCGAAAATATTACGGCATTAAAGGCAGATATAGTTAAACGTGGAGATATTGGCGGGGGAAAATTAATAGAGGAAGCAACAGGAATTAAACCCCCTATTATTGAAAAGCCCCCAAGAAACCTTCCCGAGTATTTTTCTCCAAGTGCTAAGGCAAGAACAGCTGGCGGGGGATTTATGGACCCTAGGCCCGATCAAATTAGAGGGACAAGCCCCGAAATAGAACTTCAAAAAGAGAGAGAAAAATTATTAGAAACAGAACTGCCCGAGAGGGCAGAATTAGACCCCGAGAGAATAAGTATTGAAAAAGTGCCTATTATAGGAAATATTGCGTCTTCTTTAATCTCTGTTAAAAGGGTTACTGATAAATTAGGATTAAGTAAAGCTATAGGAGTTAATGTTATTTCCAAATTTTTAGGAGATTTAGGCGGGGAAGAAATAAGCCCGAGGCAGCTTAGAACATTACAATTAACCGCAATAGAGAGAGCAGAAATAGAGAGGGGTTTAACTGCTAACGAGGCTTTTGGGGCTTTTGTTGAGGGCGTGCCTATTATAGGAACTCTTGTAGCAAAGTATGCCGCAGGATTAGAAACTCCCACAGGAAACGCTGCCGAGGTAGTTAATAATATTCGTAAAGAAAGAAAAAGAATAGCAAATATAGAAACTAATGTTAAGTTGGGTTATTTACCTATTACAGCAGCACAAGAGCAAGTTAAGGATATTGAATTAAATATTCAAAAATTAGAAAGCAGATTAAGACTATTAATTAATAACTCACCAACTTTAAAGTTTAACAGCGACGGGGTTAATACTATTGAAACAGAAATTTTAAGTGCAAGAGAGAAAATTTTTCAGGCTAAAAATAATATTTTAACAGGAAAGTTGAACGACCCCGACGAATTAAATTTATATCTTAAAACCCAAGAATTAGGAGGGGATATTGAGGAATTTGATAGAAAAAATTTATTTTAAATTAAAATGGCTAAATCAAATAAACCGATAATTGAAACAATAATAAATACGTGTGCTTTGGCTCTGACCTCAACAGGAACTCAATTTTTATTAACTCGCGATTGGTATGGTTTTTGTTTAATTGTTTTTGGGGCAAGTTTAGAATTTTTTAAATATTGGGGACGTAAAAAAAAATATTGGTGAAAGGGGGTTAAAAGACTAAAAATGGAAAATGAACAAGAAACAACAGCACAAGAGAAACCAAGCGAAACAACTGATGATATTAAAGAGGGGGCTGAGCCTAAAACAACAAATATCCTTGAGCAAGCAGAGCTTATTAGAAAAGGGCTTGAAGAAGCCAACAAAAAAAGCGAGGAACTTCTTAAAAGGCAAGAGGCAGTCGCTGCGAGAATGATGTTAGGCGGAAGCACAGAAGCAGGAAGTATACATAAAACTCCCGAGGAAGTGCAAAAAGACGAAGTTGAAACAGAAGCGTCTAAGATTGTTGGTCGATTTCATAGATAATGCACTTATTTTTATTCGTAAGAGGGATTTATCACCAGGTTAAAATATGGGAAACTCTCGCTCAATCTCAGTTTTGGCGGTGGACACGAACAAATCTCACAACAGGCAAAGAGGAAACTACTCTCGTGCAGGGAGCTTTAAGACCGAGTGTTTTAGGGTGCTATGAGTATATATTTCCCGAGGAGTGTTTAAGCGAAGTTTTGGCTGTAATGGGAATAAAAGAGGATTATCAGAGCCAAGCGTTTAGATTAAAAGCTATGCGTTTGATGTTTAGAGCTCGTAAGATACCTAAAAAGAATATGAAGGAGGCTTTAACAATACCCACAACAATTATGATAAATAATAGTATGCGGGGGCTTGCAAGCTTACAAGTCGACGGAGTGGGCGTTTATGCAATAGGTATTAAGAAAGATGTTCGAGGTGAAATGTATGGATATAACCAAGAGGGAATTTAAACTGATTGCTTTAATTATTATTATTGCTTTAATTTCTTTCTTTATTGGCTCTGCTTATGGAGCTACAAAGACCCTGGAATATGCAATAAAGAAAGCAGGAAATTTTATGAACATATCGATAGATGAGAAACAGGTGGCTTATGCTATTAAGCAATACGAGCAAAGAATTAATACGTGCTATCCCGACAGAGATTTAAATTATTTTTTAAAGATAGAATGAGAGGCTATAAAGTAGCACTGCTTAAAACTTATTTTGATAAGGGCTACGGGTTTACTTCATATTTAAAATATTGTATTGCATTTTTTGGTCTTGCTTCTAATGATGTGAAAACTACCTTTATTATTGCTTTTCTCTATGGTTTATTTTGTTTTTTCTTAGGGTGGTTTTTATTTAAAATAGGCTATATTGACGCAGAGAACGAAGTTATTAATAGATTTAACCCTTTTGTTAAGGAAATGCGTCATCAATTAAAAAACAAAAGATTTAAATAGTTGTTCGATGTACCGAATATATGACAAATGAATTAAGAGTTGTAGAACTATACGGAGAAAATTCTAACGGAGCACAAACAAGATACTTATGTGCGAGTGCTGCCTCAATTACAAAAGGAACTATTTTAATGTTAAGCGACCCAAGAACTGCCGCAACTTCGACAGGCACAGGTGATGTTTTCGCAGGTATTGCGTCTATGGATAAAGACGGAACTGATAACTCTACTTCTATAAGTGCGTGGAATAATGGGGTTTTTGAAGCTATCGCGAGTTTAGCTATTGTTGTAGGACAAAAAGTTAAAACTGCAGCAGGAAGCTTAAATCAAGTTATGGCTTTTGATGAAGCAGACGGAACAAGCTCTTATGCTATAATGGTAGGCACTGCTTTAGAAACCGCAGCAGACGGCGAAACAATAAATATTAAGGTGAATAATTAAATGTCTTTCGCTAACCCAAAACCTAACGGAGTAGAAATTAACGAGCAGGTTATTGAGGAAGAAGAGAAAGAAATAAACGAGGACGAAGATGTCATTTAAAGAACACTCACAAGAAACACTAAGAGCACAAGCTTACGATAGTGCAATCAAACAGATTGCTCAATATGCTTATAAGTTTAAACAGCTTGTTAGCGTTGTAAGTACAGGCTCGTGGAAAAATTATTTTTTTAGAGAGCAATTATCTAAACTATCTGGGGCAACAGGAAACGCTACAAAAGGAATACCAAGAGGGGCAGAATTCCCTAAGGCAACTTTAAGTTGGGAGAGAGTTAATTCTGTAATCGAGAAATATGGTTTAAGCGATACAATCCCTTACGAAGATATTATTTCTAATGAGATAGACGTGAGAGATAGAACTATACAAAGGATAGGCGAGGGTGTAGCTTATGCTGTTGATACTGAAATCTTTAATGTATTATCTGAAAACCTAACTGCAACTAATATTCAAAGCCAGGCTTTAACAGGTGGGGCGTGGAGTGAAAGCTCAGCTGCAATCGTTAAAGATATAGCAAGCGCTAAAAGAAAGATTAGAGCTTATTATGACGGAGCTTCTGACTTTGTGCTTGTTATTAATGGAGATGATGAAATTAGCGTTATGAGTTACCTTTATGAAAAAGGAAGCCAAGCTCCAACTATCGGAGCAGATATGGCTCTTAATGGAAATGTTACAAAGATAGCAGGGGTTAATGTTATAGTCAGTGACGTTGTTCCTACAAGTTATGCTCTTATGGTTGTGCCTAAAAGGTGTGCAACCTGGAAAGAATTAGTACCATTAAGCACAGATATAACTGAGAGAAAGTTTAAAGACACTCAGATTACAGCTTGCGAAATGGGAATAACACAATTAACAGACCCTAAGGCTGTGGTATTGGTTGAAACTGCAACCTGGTAAAATTGCATAGTTTTATATATTTCTTTAATATTGTTTTATTATGGGCGGTTGGACAGGAATTGGACGAGATAGAATTTATTTTGACGGACAGATAGAACAGCGAGAGCTCGAGCCTGGGCAGGAGAATGATTTAGTTACTAAACATTATGCTGATAGTGTCGGCGGAGTTACAGACCATACACTTCTAACAAATATAGGAACTAACACTCACACTCAAATAGATACACACTTATCAAGCAACGCTATACATTTTAGTAGCGAAGCAATTTATAGCTCTATTTCTGAAAATACAAATAATGCAGAAGCAACCTCATCTGCTTTAATTGTTACAACTTCTAACGCAGAGGCAACTTCAAGTGCATTAATAAAAACAACTGCAAACGCAGAAGCTACAAGCTCAGCTTATCTTGCTCACGCAGGAGATAGCTCAGACCCTCACGGGGCAACACTAACACAAACAGATTTAAACGTAACAGGGACAGCTTCCTGTTCTTTATTATCTTGCGCGAGTATAGACACAACAGGTTTAATACAATGTAGTGCAATATCTGGGGCTTTGGGAACTTTAAATATAAATGGGAAAACGTCTTTTAGTGAAGGTTCAGGAGCTGTACAATACGGGGGGAGTTTATTAAACCTTTACACAGATAACCCTGTGCCTGGGGGCTCAATCCTACAAATGGAAACAGGGGGAGATAATAATATTTGGATGGGGTTGAGAGCGGGGACAGCCTGGTCTATGTTTTATGCTGATAAAGATACTCGTGGGGGAGTAGGAACAATAGGGGCTCATCCTTTTACTTTTAGAACAGGAAACACAGACAGGTTAATCGTAGACGGAGATGGAACAAACACAACATTTAAAACAAATATCTTTATAGAAAATAAAACAGAGCCATCAGCAAGCGGGGCAGGTGTTATTTTATTTGCTTCAGGAGCTTTACTCTATGCTAAATCAGGAGCAGGAAATGTTACACAATTAACAGCTACTTAAAATGTTAGATGATGAGCTAAATAAAATTATTACAAAAGATAAAACTCTTTGTAGCTGTGATAATGAAACTTGTTATGCTTATGGAGATATGTATTTCTGTTATATGAATAATCAGCGTCGCTGTGGATTGTATAAAGAGTATGAAGATAATTTAATGAAAAAAATAATAAAAAAAGAAATTAAATAATTTTATGCTATTGGGTATGCTTCTATGTAAGTTTTTGTAACTCCGCTGACCTGTTTTAGCACGTGCTTTATTTTCGCTTGCTTCCCAACCCACGCGTCCATTTCAGAGCCCCACGCTTTAACCATTCTTTGCCCGCTCTCTCTTGATGGACTATATATTTTAGGCTTGCTGTCAATCTCTATCGGTATGTTTGTGCTTGTGTAATCGCCTGTTTTTCCTGTTTTCTCTTCTATAACTGCCTTTCCTACAATTATTATGACTGCTCCGTCGTCTGCATTTTCGGCATTTAAGAAACTTCCGCTAAAATCTGCTTCAACCATTTTATAAACCTCCTGTATGTATTTAGATTGTATTTTTTTATCGATTTCTCTTCTTAGTTTTTTGTCTAATATTACGACCATTTTTAATCTCAATTATTTCAACATCACCCGTAACAATTTATTTCAACATCACCCGTAACAATAAGATGAGCTCCATTAGATTTAAAAACTTTATCTAATGCTTTTCTAAATTTTTCAATAATATCAAAATTATCAGTATTAAGTTTAAAACAATATTTATAATTTTTATTTATTTTTGGATTTTCCACGCTTTTTATCAACCTCTTTTTGAATTCTTTTAATAAATCTTTTTTCAAAACTTTTTAAACATTTAAGATTGAGCTCTTTGTAGTTTAGTCTGCCTTTGTGTAGTAATCTCCAACAATCAAAGAAGCCCGCTTGATACATTTGAGTGAGGTCTTGCCCTGCTTGATATGCTCCCGAGCTCTCTAATTCGCGTTTGAGTTTATTCTTGCTTTTTATCATAGTCTTCCTCTCTTGCTAATTCGAGTATGTAATCTTCCCACTTCTTAGCTTGCTTTTCTTTATTAGCTTTTAGCTTTTTAAATTCTTTGTCTTCAAATGTTAGATTAAGTGATTTCATTCTTTATGCTCCTTCTTTATTAATTTACTTTTATTAGTAATATAAATTCTACAAATAGTTTTATTATATTTATTTTTCTTAATTCTCTTTTCACAAATAATATTCATTGCATCAATATCTCTTGCATCAATATTCATTGCATTAATATTCATTGCATCAATATCTCTTGCATTAATATCCCATGCATTAATATCTCTTGCATTAATAATCATTGCATTAATATTCATTGCATCAATATCTCTTGCATCAATATTCATTGCATTAATATTCCCCATAACTTTTAAATTAAAATAGCCCTTTATATCTCCTTCTACTTTTATACTTTCATCAAAAGTTGTATTCTCTTTTAATATTAAATCTCCTTTAATTGTTTTCATTCTTTATGCTCCTAAGACCATTAATATTATGATTAACATAATAATTATCCATATTAATTTTTTATCTATTTTAGCTAATTGTTCTTGAGTTGATATTTCTTTCATTCTATTGAGTATTCAAACTTCTCTTTTAAGTCGTTGTTTAATTTCTCTAATCTCTCAATTAGTTTAACATCATCAGGAGCTTTCTCGTCTGCAAATATTCTTATCTCCCAACCATAGCCTCTACTATTCTTAGTGAGTTTGATTTGTTCTCTGCTTGCTATAAGTTCTACGGGTGCTTGTTCGTTAAATTGTGCTTCCATTTTGTTTGTTTAGGATTGAGTGGGGCTGGTGTAACTTGCTCCACCCTAATCTCAACTTTCACATATAATTAAGTAAGTAAGTAAGTATATAAAGATATGTATATTAGAGAACAATATAGAGTACAGGGGCTGAGGGGCTTATATTTGGGTACTTCAGAGCTGACTTGTTTTACTCCTGCGAGCTAAGATACATTTATATAGCTTGCTCGCGTGTCATCTATGTGATGAACACAGGCTCGCAAGAGCTAATATGTGCACGCTCGCAGTCGTTGGATTGTGCGAACTTTTCACGCTTAAACTAACTCTATTAACCTCTATTTCCTATGGAACTTCTATCCTGCCTACGTGCCTGGGCTTCGCCCGCTGAGTGCCTCTGCACTCAGCTATGACATAAGGCACGTAGGCTCGGGGGCTCGTCGTGAGTGAGTGAGTGCGTAGTAATCGGTACACTGAATAACTCTCTTGCGACATTCGGTTTAGGGGGGGGAAAGGGGGGGGTAGATCCCACGCCCAAAAATATTATAATCACACAAATATTTATAAACTCTATTCTATTAAATAAATTAATTTGGGCAAAAGTACGCGGAGTTATGTCTTCTCTAAAAAGCGAGTATGCGTGCTCTCTCTCTTAGCTGGGAGACCTCTTCTACATAACGTTTTCTTTTCTTTTTCTTTTATTTTACTTTTCTTTTCTTTTCTTTTATAGAGAGAGAGCACACATATATTTATAAACCCTAAATTCTTAAAAAAAATATGAAACACGAATTAAAGAGAATTGAGAGAATAAAAAAAATTAAAGAAATTTTAGAAGAAAATCCTAATGAAGAAAATTATGATGAATTAATAGCACAATTAAGTTTTAATTGGGGCGCTTCCAGGAGAACAATTTTAGAATATATAAATATTGCAAAATTCTTAAAATGACTTTTTTAGGAATTCCCGAGCAAGATGTTGATATTAAATTATTAAAATATATTGATGTTCATAATGAAGTTATCTTGCCTAAGATGAGGGATATGATTAGAGAAGCAGAATATCAAGGGAGAGCTATTGATTGGGATAAATTTTTAATATATTGTAAAGAGTGGTTTGGCTTGCCCGATTGCTCAATCGAAAGAGCTATTGAAGAACTTAAAAATGGTGAACAGCAATTATAGACGAGGAGCAGACAAAGAAAGAAGAATTGTTAATCGAGCAAGAGAGAAAGGTCATCTTGCCTTAAGGAGTGCAGGCTCTCATTCTCCGATAGATGTTGTTATCGTCGACGATGTTAAAAAAGAAATTAAGTTAATTCAATCTAAGCCAGTGGATATGTCTGAGAATGCTAAAAACAAATTATTAGATAGTTTAAAAAAATATAACGGCATTTATGTCGTAGAGGTTTTTGTTGAATGAAATGTTCTAAGTGTGGAAAATACACAAGAAGAGCAGACCCGTGTATTCGGTGTAAGTTAAAAATAAATCATTATTGGAAGAAATGGAAGAAAAAACAAAAAAAATCAAGTATAACTTAAATATGCCCTGGTTAACCTTAGACCCCTGGCAAAAAGAATATATAAAGGCTGAGGGAAACACTTTTTTACTATGTGGGCGTCAATCAGGCAAAACAACTGCAGCCTCAATTAAGTTTGGTGAGAGAGCAGCAAAAAAGCCTCATTCTACAATATTAATGATTGCATTTACAGAAAAACAAGCATATA